ATTTTACAGCCCTGAGCAGAAATGCTTGGGGTTTTTTGTTTGGGGGAAGGGATGGAAATTACATTAGGCGATAAAATCAAAATCAATGGCGAAGAAGTGCCAGAGTATTTGCTCAAGGCACTTTATGAAAATTTGAAGCTGAGATACACGTCAGGTTTTATTGTTGCAGAAAGTATTCAAGCTCAAGGCATTAAAGTAAGTAGCTTGCCTCCTCTTAATTCTCAATCTGAAGTTCAATGTTCTGAATTAGCGGTAAATAGCTTAAAAGTTAGACCTGATTTAATTCGTTATCCTTGAACTAATCGCTATACCGCTGACCGGTCATCTCGACGTATATCAGACTGCGGTCCTCACTTCCAAAATAGGAAAATTTATCCATTTGCTGGCAATAATGACGTACCACAAGATTAAACATATCTAGTGGTACTGAGTAAATTTGATAAAGGTTATCACAATGGTAGAACTAAATATTGCGTTAAAAAATGCCGCAGAGCTTTATGGTGAAAATCGACCATTTGTCGATCCTGAAAGTGGAACTCTAACCCTAGCAGGTTGCGAAGCTCTAAGTCGTCTTGGTATTGGATTTTCCGAAAGTAGACTTGAACCTGATCTTTTAGATAAGTTGCGTAAGAATCTCGCTGCTCTTTAGTAAAACCTGTTGTGAGTTTTTCTATGAAAAAAAGGTGAAGATCCTTTTCGAGTTGAACTAAGAAGTTAAAGTTGTCTGCAATTTTGGCATCTTTAAATGTGAATTCAATATAAGAGAAATGGCTATTATCATATTTTCCTATCCAGTGAGAACAACCTAGTGTGATAAAGGGGCTATCAGGCTTGTTAAGTTCAATAAGTGTGGTTTTAAGTTCTGGTAGTTGAGCAATTTCTAGGATTTCATCTATTTTTTCAGGATGATTAACTAAATCAATTCCACCTGCATTTGGTGTTGGATTTTGGCAATCTTCAGATCCATTTGATGGTCGATATGGAAATTTGGTATAACCTTCACGAAAGTACATAATTTAATCCTCTGCTAGTTTATTTGTTGGGGAACAATATTCTAGCAGTTTTTTTAACCAAGCTCAGTCTTTACGGACTGAGCTTTTTTATTGCCTGAAACGAGGGCTAAGGTATGAAAAATGCTATGAGAGATGCAGGAATGCAGAGCTATGCATGGACTGGGCTTACAGGTTGGTTAGCATGGTTAGGCGATCAACAAAATTTAATGTTCATTAGTTTGGCTCTAGGGATTGTTACAGCGTTAGTTAATATGTACTCAAAATGCCGAGAAGGGAAAATAAAAAGACGCCAAGAAGAAAGAGCTGAAGAAAAGCATAAAGCAGAGATGCGCCACCTCGAAGAAATGCATCAGATACGTAAACAACAACTCTCAAGGGGATTAAGAGATGAGCCGAATAAAAACATTAAGTAAAGTTGGCGGTGGGGTTTGTGCTGTCAGTGCCATTATTGCGGTATTAAATACAGATTTTCACGGTCAATTTCGTACAAGTCAGCAAGGGCTTGAGATTATCGGCGATGCAGAAGGTTGTAAACGTGAGCCTTATTTGTGTCCTGCAAATGTGCTTACTGTTGGTATTGGTTCAACGGAAGCGTCAAGCGGTAAGATTGAAAGAAAAGTTTACACGGACAAAGAGATTGCAGAACGGTGGTTGGTTGATATTCAGCACGCAGAAAAATGCGTGAACCGTTACGCAAACGGTTGGAATATTCCGCAATCGGTGTTTGATGTTGCTACTTCGCTGACATTTAATGCTGGGTGTGGCACCGTGAGTAAATCGACATTCTTTCGTAAAATCAAATCAGGCGATTATGTTGGTGCCTGTAATGAGTTGCCTAAGTGGGTTTATTCAGGTGGCAAGAAGTTACGAGGGTTAGAAATCCGTCGTGAGAAAGAGAAGGCGTTATGTTTAGCTGGGTTAATAAAATCTTAATGGCATTGATTTTGGGCTTGTGTGCGTGGTTGTGGGGTCAGTCACAGAGGATAAGTGCATTAACAGCCGAGAACCAGACGCAAGCCCAAACCATTGAGCAACAGCAAGAAGCAAACAATAAGCTGACAATGCAACTGCAACAAGAGCGACAAGCGGTTGAATATCAGCAAAGTATTGCAAATAAACTACGAAAGCAGGTGGAGCAGAGTAATGAACAGATTAAATCTATTTTACAGAAAGAGCCGTGTGGCGTTACTGCTTTGCCTCGCCCTGTTGTCGATGAGCTTAAGCGGTTGCACAGCAAGGACAAAGATTGAGTATTTATATCCACCGCAAGCCTTTTTAGTGCAGTGCGAGCGGTCAAAGTTTAGTGGCACGACCTATGGTGATGCTATCGAGTATCTCGTTAAGGTGATGGGAGAACGTGACTTGTGTGCGGGTCAGATTGATAGCATTAGAGAGTGGCAAGCACGAACTAAGCAAGGGTTTAAATAGCGGATTAACGTTTGTGCCACGATAAAGAGCGGTCAGATGATCGCTCTTTTATTTTGTGTAAATTAAATGCTACATAATTTGCGTATGGGTTTTGGGATTGTTGGATAAATCCCCGAGAAAATACGCAAGTGATGTAATTTATATATAACAAAACCCCGATCACTGCAAATGATCGGGGTTTTTCATTACCCATTAAAGCCGAATGAGTAACGATTTATGGAGATTATGACAGTTTTAACCGTAACCATCAAGGAGATACTTATGGAATATGGTTTATGGCAAATAAGCCTTGCAGTAACACTACCTATTTTAGCGTTTGTTTCACCAAAGCTAATTAATGCCATTGCTAATTTATTGAATGTTTTGAAATAAAAAGGATTAACCACGATGACGAAGAAAGACGAGGTTAAATCCACGTCTAAAGGCGTGGGTAAATTCAAACTAACAGACAAACAACAGCGGTTTGTTGAAGAATACTTAATTGATCTTAACGCAACACAAGCGGCGATTAGGTCTGGTTATGCTGAAAAAACAGCAAATCGTGAAGGTAGTCGCTTGCTGTCAAATGTAGACATTCAAGAAGCAATTCAAGAAGCTCAAAACAAACGAGCTGCGCGAGTAAATGTTACTCAAGATGATGTTTTAAAGGGATTACTTGAAATTATCTCAATGAGTACAGGCAAGCAGAAAATCACAGAAACAGAACTAAGCAAGGTTGATGGTTCTATTGTTCCTATGGATGTAGAGAAAGTTTGTTTTGAGCCTCACGCAGCAAATAAAGCACTTGAGCTATTAGGTAAACATCTTGGTATGTTTAAGGATAAAGTCGATGTAACAAACTCTGACGGCTCACTTCGCCCTACTATTATTGAGTTGGTGGCTCCAGATGAAAGTACAACTTAATCTCCCACCTAAACTTATTCCAGTGTTTATTCTCCAGGATGTGCGTTATCGTGGTGCTTATGGTGGGCGTGGTTCGGCAAAAACACGCACTTTTGCCAAGATGACTGCGGTTGTAGCGTATCAACGGGCAATGCAAGGCGAAAGCGGTGTCATTTTGTGTGGTCGTGAGTTTATGAACTCGTTGGAAGACTCGTCATTAGAAGAAATTAAGCAAGCCATTCAAAGCGAAGCGTGGCTGGCGGATTTCTTTGAGGTTGGTGAGAAATATGTACGCACAAAGTGCGGTCGAATTTCCTATATTTTTACAGGTTTACGGCACAATCTTGACAGCATTAAATCAAAAGCACGGATTTTACTTGCGTGGATTGATGAAGCAGAAAGCGTGAGCGAAATGGCGTGGCGGAAACTTCTGCCTACTGTGCGTGAAAACGGTTCGGAAATTTGGTTAACGTGGAACCCTGAAAAGAAAGGTTCGGCAACGGATTTACGCTTTAGGCAACATCAAGACGAAAGTATGGCGATTGTTGAGATGAATTATAGCGATAATCCGTGGTTTCCTGATGTATTAGAGCAAGAACGCTTAAGGGATAAAGCCCGTTTAGATGATGCGACTTATCGTTGGATTTGGGAGGGGGATTATCTTGAAGAAAGTGAGGCTCAAGTCTTTAGAGGAAAATATCAGGAACTTGAGTTTAAGCCTTTACCTGATTTTGAAGGTCCTTATCACGGGTTGGATTTCGGTTTTGCTCACGACCCAACCGCAGCGATTAAATGCTGGGTGTTTAATGATGAATTGTATATTGAATATGAGGCCGGCAAAGTTGGGTTAGAGCTTGATGATACAGCCACATTTTTGCAGAAAGGTATTGCTGGCATTGAGCAGTATGTGATACGAGCAGATTCAGCAAGACCTGAGTCTATCAGCTATTTAAAGCGACACGGCTTGCCTCGTATTGATGGCGTGCCAAAATGGAAAGGTAGCGTTGAAGATGGGATTGCACATATTAAATCCTATAAGAAAATCTACATTCACCCACGTTGTCAGCAAACTTTAAACGAATTTCGCTTGTATAGCTACAAAACCGACCGCTTGTCTGGCGATGTGTTGCCAACATTAGTTGATGCCCATAACCACTATATTGATGCGTTGCGGTATGCGCTTAATCCTCGTATTCAGCGGAAAGGGGATTTTAGCCAAAATCCACTTAAACTTTACTAAGGATAATTTATGTCTGATGTTGCTATTGTTATGCCAGAAATTAGGGCGTTGAATGAAAAAGGTGTGATGATTGATGATTTGCTTGGCGGAACAAAAACAATGCGACAAGCAGGGAAAAAATACCTTTATCAATTCAGTCTTGAGGAAGAAGAGGCTTATAAAAACAGACTTAACCGCTCAACGCTTTATCCTGCTTTATCGGAAACGCTCTACCAAATGACAGGTAGAGTTTTTTTTGAGCCGATTACGACAGATGACGTTCACGATAAATTAAAGCAAGATATTTTGCCTGATGTGGATCTAGAGGGAAATAATGTCGATGTATTTTCTTCTCGTTGGTTTAATGCAGGTTTAACTTATGGCGTGGCGTGGTGCTTAGTGGATTACACCCGTACTGAGAATGTTCGTACCATTGCCGATGAGAAAGCGGTTAATGCTCGTCCTTACTTTATTTTGATTAAGCCTAAAAATGTTTTGGGATTTAAAACGGATAAAATCAAAGGGAAACGACAAATCACGCAGTTCCGCTATATGGAAGAAGTGTCGGTAGATGATGGCGAGTTTGGTTCGAAGATTGAGAAGGTGATTTATGTGTACGAAATCGGCCGTATGCGTAAGTATAAAGCAACAGAGGGGCAATGGACGCTGATTGATGATGTGCAACTTCTTGCTCAAAATCGACCGCTTGAAGTGGTGCCTGTTGTGCCGTTTATTACGAAAGAAAGCAATGTGTTTGCATTAGGTGAACCGCCGTTGCTTGAATTAGCCTATTTGAATGTTAAGCATTGGCAATCACAATCCGATCAGGACAACATTTTAAATACCGCTCGTGTGCCGTTATTAGGGATTTTCTCTGATACTGAAGTCAATAAGCTACAAGTTGGTGGCAGTGCGTTGCATTTACCTGCAGGTTCTCAAATTGCTTATATCGAACATTCAGGTAATGCGATTAACGCAGGGCAAGACAGTTTGAAAGAGCTGGAAAGCCAAATGCGTGTTGCCGGGGCGAAACTCTTAGATAAAACCGTGTTAGCAATGACAGACAGTCAAGCCAAAGAAGAGCAAGGCAAAGAAATCAGTTTATTGCGACTGTATGCGAATAAATTTGAAGATGCGTTAGATTTAGCCTTGGAATACGTTGGGTTGTGGTTGGGTATTGATGATGTCGGTAAGGTGGAAATTAGCGGTAACATTGATGACGATCTCGATCCAAATGCCTCAATGGATATGGTCATTAAAATGCAACAAGCAGGCACACTTTCAAAACAAACCGTATTTAATGAAGCAAAACGCCGTGGGTTGATTAGCGATAATGTAGAATGGGAAGATGAACAGGCTCGCTTAAATGAAGAGGGGGTAGAATATGACCTTGAGTTCGCAGGACAAGCCGAAACAAAGCCTGAATAGTCGTATTGCATACGCCTTGACTGATCGCAAAATTCTGCATTTTCGTTATGATGCACATCTTAGACAGCAGGTAATGAAACAGCTGAGTAAAACACAACGTGAGTTGCTCAATCGTTTAGCTGCTGCAGGTGTGGATGCTTTACCTAAAAAACAATTAGACACACTGCTTAAG